TTTAGTATCTGTTTTTATTAATTAAGTTTTCATATTCCATTGTCGCATCTTTGACATCCTTCCCGAAGCGAGCGGACTTCACAAAATATCCACGTACACCATTTTTCTTCAGATAATCTATAACCTGAGTATTTTCTTTGATGATATCCATAGCTTTTACCAAAAGCTCATCACTTCCTGAAGAATTTGTTTGAGTTGGATATAAACCATTTTCAAAACCTTCTACTCTACGAATTTCATTCATATACATTTTTTGAATACTCGGATCTATTCTTTTCATGGTTTTCCCAGAAACAACCAGTTCCGGCATCGTTGCACCAGCTTCACCCACCAACATCGTTGGTTCGTCATAAATTCCTGTTTTTGATTTTCTACGTCTCGCATTGAACATTTTATTATCCTGTGATCGTAGAACAGGATAAAATCCGTCTTCCGCACCCGGAGCGCTCGGCAATGGTGTATTCATAATTGTTGCTAATTGTACAGCACCCATTGCACCGGCAACGACTGTCATTGCCAAACCTAATGGAAAGAATGGCTGAGTTTGCGCAGCATTAATAACAGCCATAGCAACACCGGATATTGCCTGAGATATCTGCATCGCTCTTTGTCTTTTGGCTTGCTGATATTCTAGTTGAGCCTTTTTCTTGTCTAATTCTGCATCGATTAAAATCGTTTGCTTTTTATATTCTTCCTGGGTGATAATTCCTGAATCAAGCTGATTCTTCAGCTTTTTCTTTTTCCTATCACTGGCAACCTCCATACGTTGCATCATTCTTTGTTCATTTGCCTGAACAAAAGAAGAATACTGACCAAACATATTCTGAGCGATCTGAACCGCTGCGCCCACCTTTTGAATTTTCTCTGAAAGATTGTCAGTGTTAGTAAACATTGCCTTCCACTGATCAGGTGTAAGACCAAAAATATCAGCATTACCAGCCCCAAATGAAGATAACTTCCCGCCAAGCTTCTGCTCCTCACCATTCTTTAATTTTGTGATCTCAGCAAGTAAAGCAGCTATCTTATCCTTGTAGGTCTGAATGGTTTCAATCTGCTCTGCAGTAATAAATTCCGGAGCGACTTCCGTCATCATTTCGAACATCGCTACCTGGTCCTGAAGAAAGGTCAATTGCTCTTCAAGGCTCTTTTTCTGATAATATTTTTCTATTTCAGCCTTGCCCTGCTCCCAAGTGGTGATCATCGCCAAGGTTGCTTCAGAATAGCCTTTACCTTCCAGGAACTTTTTCTGTTTTTCAACAGTATTTGTTTCGGAAACAGTTTGGTTTTGCTCTCTGGTGATAAGATTCAAAGACTCCTGCATCGCTTTTTCGCGTTGCTTATAGTCTTCCATCAAATATTTATCATCAAGCTGAAGTAACTTAAAATTGGTTTTCTCTTTTTCAGCGATCTTGGTATCTTCGATCAACTGATTTTCTTTCAGCCATTGTGCTTTTATAGCTTTGAACTGTTCCTGTAAACCGCCTTTTTCTCTAGCAATGATTTTATCAATATCATCGAAGTCAGATTGTTTAACTTTTTGTTTTTCAAGCTCAGCAAGCCTTTTATCCCTTTCAGCGATCAGCATCGACTTTTCTTTATCGTAGCCGTTTTGCTTTTGTTCCGCTAATGCTGACTGCTTTTGCGCCTCAAGCTCTAGTTCTTTCTGATCATAATTTTCCTGACTCTCAAGAATCTTTTTTCGCATGGTTTGATAAGCATTTTCAGCTTTTTCCGCAGCTTTCTCAGCATCAGTTTTCTTTTCCTTTTTTTCTTTTGTTCCTAATGGTGTATAATTAGATGTTTGAGTAGATGAATTATTATTTAATATTTCTTCCGGATTTGCACTGATAAACTTTTTAGTTTCCATGTTCAAATCTTTCATCTCATTAAAATTTGCCCGGAGTTCATCACGACGTTTTCTATAAGCCTGCGCTACAAGAGGAACATATTTAGAAAGTTCTTTTTCAACAGCCACTGTATTTGCTAAGGCATTCAAGCCTTTAGCTTCCTCAGTTGACATTTCTCTTTTTAAGTTACCGGAATTCAGTTTTTGCTCAACCCAAGTACCGGCGCCACCAAGATTCATCCAACCTGGTTTAATTTCAGCACCTTGCAATTCATACTGTTTTTTGAGTAATTCAGCACGCTTACTACTTAAGACTTCAGCCATTGCTTTTTTATCCAATGCCCTTACATAATCATTGATCAGTCTCGTTCCTTCAGCAGTTCGAATATTTTCTAATGTTAAGTTCCCGAGGTATTTTGGTGAAATCTCATTTAACTTTTTGATTGCCTGCAGACGATTTTCCTTACTTTGATTTTCATCCTTAGCGATCATCAGAAGATTTTCTAATGCAACCTTTTCATTAACGGTTGCAGAAGTTGCTTTTGTTTTTATCTCATTCAATAATTTCTCCTTAGCCGCCAACTCATCAGTGTGATCTGCAAATAAAGCATAAGCAGTAACACAGGCCATTACTACAGTTAACAATGCACCCCAAGGATTAGCTGATGTTACTAAGTTTAATCTTTGTTGAGCAGCAGTCTGCAAAGTTGTACTAGCAGTCAGTCTTCCCAATGCCAAAGTGCTGTACCCAAGAGAGAGATTCCAAATGTTTTGAACAGCTGCAGCAACCTGATGTCGCAAATTATTAGCTTGCTGGATAATCGAATACGATAAAAGTCTTGCTTTTAAAGTATCCAATGTCATTGCACTTAATGCTAAAGCACTGTTATAGGAAATCATAGATACGGTTCCTATCGTGATAATCTTTATCATAAATAGAATGCTATCCTTCAACATTGTCACCCTTCCAGTGGTGTCATCAACTACGCCTAACATCTTACCTAATACCGATATGATCCAATTTAGAGACTTTACAACCGTATCACTGCTGAACATTGCTATAAACTTTTTTCTTACTTTTTCGTAAATAGCAGCTGAGTTATTATTAACCTGATCAAATTCTTTTTGTAAAGATGTAGCTTCCGCCAATGCCTGGTTGGAGAATTCAATTGACTTTCTAAACTTATCAGTATTCTCCGAAGCCGCACCAATAATAGATATAACTTCATTGTCATTAAGTTTCAGACCATCAAGTATTGATGCCAGAACAGTAGCATCCAGACCTTTTGCACCTTCAGAAAATTTTAGGAAAAACTGTAAAGGATCCTGATTAAGAAGTGTCTCAACTTCTTTTTGAGATATGTGCATCACTTGCGCAAACTTTGCTGTATCTGTTGCAGCAACCCTAACAAACTTTGAGTAACCGGAAGAAGCACGTTCAGCATCGATGCCACTTTCTTCAAAGGCAGCAGCTAACGCCAACGCTTCAGCAACGGTTGGCTTCAAGGCCTCAGGAAGTTGCCCAATTCTTAAAGTAAAATCTGCCATATTCTCTTCTGAAGCTGCGCCATTTGCTCCCAATTCGTTTAATGCAGAACCTATTTCATTAATAGCATCTGCATATTCTAAATCTTTGGTTTCCTTGAACAGACCTTTAATTTTACCAATTTTCTCAGCAACCTTCTCAACACCTCCTGAGAATGAATCTCCTAATGCCACATAAGCTTTATCGACTTCCTGAGTGAAATCTTTGATCTCCTGTTTAGGAACTCCCAAACGCCCACCAACTTCAGCAATCTTAAGCAGATCTAATTTACTGGTACGTGTATCAAATTCAGAATAAGCTAACGTCAGTTCCTTTACTTCATCAGTGGTCATGCCTGTAGTTTTAGCAACTGCAGTCTGAGCATCGGCCATCTTATTGTTAAGATCAATTGTCTGCTGTATACCGACAGCCATCCCTGTAAGACCTGCAACAAACGCAACAATCATCCCCGAGTACTGATTGAATCTATCAGCCAGGTTACGTAAGGACCAGGCAGACTCTTCAGCACCATTAGTCAATTCTCTTATACGAGCGGTCAGTTGCTGATATTCATTCCTCGCCGCGTCCAAACCTTCACCCGCTGCCATGTGCCTCATTGCATACTTCAGATCATTTGCCCTCCTGGTCAGCTGATCAATGGTAAGGTTCATGATATTCATTGACCTTACTTCATCATCGATTTTAGTCTTATTCTCACCTATCGCAGTCTTAGTCTTATCTATTTCTGCTGATAATTCCTTATGCTTGGCGATAGTCTTATTGTAGGTCTCCTGATACTTATTCTGCTCAACGGTCATGCTGGCAATCTCAGCACTGATAGCCTTTGTAGCTTCCTGAGATTTAACTTTAACCTTATCGATCTTTTGCTGAAGCTTCTCATATTCTTTAGAACCCTGCTCGAATGCAGACTGCTGACTTCGTAAGGTCTTCACCTCATTGATCAGAGCCATTTCATTCTCCTTCAGTTTCTCAGTGAGCTTAGCAACACTATTCTTATAGGTATTGAGATTCTTTTCTTCAGCTTTACGAACAACTGATAATTCCTTTTCTTTCTGAATAAGATCCTGAAGACGGAAAGACAAGACTTTATTGGCTTGCTCCAAGTCAAGAACCCGCTTCTGCGCCTCGTCCCCATTGATGACTATCTTGAGCTTGAGTATCTCGTCTGATATAACCTTGGCCATTGCTTTTAATTTTTATGCAATGTTATTTCAAAGGCCCTGCAAGCAACGTTACATCAAAAAATCCCATCGGAATCGCAACTATCTCGATATGGTGCGAAGTTGCCTATTGGTGGACTTTTGACCATATTTCCACGATTTTTCGCTTTTGCAACTGCTTTTACGATTCTCGGCGGCGTCGGAGGTAGTAATAATCACAAAAAACCATCTCACTAATGAAGATGGTTTTTTTGTTGATTTTCAGCTATTTGCGTTTTTTTGATCTTTTTTTTTTGTAAGAAAATTGAATATTTTGTTTTCAAAATCATCTTTTTAGAATCGTTATAAAAAGCGGTTTTTTTTCTCAAAACCACTAATTTAACTTACCTCTTTTTTGGTAAGTATTGCAAATTTTCGTATATTTATATAGTTAAAACATACAGATTATGAGCAACTTAAACGGAACGGCAAAGGATGTGAAGACAGTAACACCCGCCACAGACAACAAAGCAACCGACACTAAAATTGCAAAAAACGAAACCACAGAAAAAGTAAAAGATGAACAGTTGCAGAGCGCAAAAACGCAATTAAACACGATTCTCGGACCAGCTTCAGCAATTCAAAGAATTAAAAGTTTTGACATTTTGGAAAAGCTTATTGAGAAATACAAATTTCTCAAGGAGAAACAAGATGATTTATCTTCATTCATGGTGAGCCGTGACGGCTTGAAAGAAAAGTTAATTATCAAAGGCGAAAACGATAAAGTTTTTGAGATTAACAACACGATTATTATTGAAGAAATCTTAAATCTATGTTACTCAAAACTTGATAACATGGTAAATGAGAGTGAAACCACAATTGTAAACTTTCAAATCTAAAAAAGAAATGCGCTCCGACTGTGACGAGTGGGAGCGCTTTTTAAATCACAATTAAAATTTTAATTATGACTTCAACTGACAGCAAAAATACAAATTTATCAGAGATTGTAAAAGACATTTTATTTATCAAAGGTTTTGATAAAATTTTCAACTGGGAGGACTACAAATATTATTTGTATCTGACAAAAAATGCCATTCACAGGGCGCACGCAATTGCAGAATTATTTATTAGCGAAACACACGAAATTTCCGATTATGCCGAGTATCAATTTTAAAAAATTAAAAATCTGCTACTTGTGGCAAGGAAAAAAGCAAGTTCCAAAAATCAATATTTCTGGCGAATGGCTGAGAAATGCAGGATTTGAAATAGGAACAGATGTAAAAATCGAAATTAAAAACAATCAGCTAATAATTAGTAACCATGCAAATTAAAGTCTACAACGGCACAACCAAGGAACCAACCGAAAACGAAACCGTTTTTTATATACAGAGTAAAGGGGAAAGATCAGGACGACCGATTAAAGAACCAATTCCCAATTGTTGGGAAGTAAGGACGTACAGGAGCATCGATTTTGAAATACTTAGTATAATCTATGAAAGCAAAATTTTAAGCGTTTTTCTGCGCGGTTCTGTCATTCCTTTTTTAAGTTTGGAGGAATATAAAAAAATAATTTCTCCGATCCTTAAAAAGGCAATTCACGAAAATAGAATCATTAATGAACATTATCTGCAGATAAGAAAAATTGAAGAAAACATTTTGCATCAGGATAAAATAAAAAGTCTTCTGAAAGAATTAAAAATTTCTCTATCACACAAAGTCTATCAAAAATTAGAAATACAAATTATATGAAAACACCTATAAAAGAAAGATACTCCCCTGAGCTCGTGGAAAAATTGGAAGAGATAAAAGAAGAAATCAGAGAACGGATGAAAAATCCGGACTTTGATTTTATGGAAGTCGAAGAAGTTTTTGAAGAGTTCGGACTTGAGCCCGATTATATTTTTGAAGTTTTAAACGAAATTGTTTAAATGAAGAACGCCCCACATTGAGGGCGTTTTTTCTTGTCTATAATTTAACCGTTTACAAACGCTTAAAAAAAAATTTCGGCTCGCCTTTAGAGGCTCACCGAAAGAAAGGGTTTTTCCCCTTCCATTCCCTACTGCCATAAAAAACAGATGTGGAATTTTTATTTTTATTTTTTGTTTAATTTTTTCCAAAGCCTCTTAAAAGTTCTTTCTACTTTCAATACATTAGTTCTTAAAATCACTTGGAAGTGCGTATATAGGTTTTAATCCTAAAATTGATCGGGCTTTTTGAATATCTCTTATATCTGCAGGAGAGAAATGAATTTTAACAACTTTCAGCTCATCACCGATCTTATCTTCAAACTCCTCAATTGTATTACATTCTACAATATAATCTTTTAAAGTGGAAAAATCAACACCAAATGTGTCAACCATTTGCTCAATGAAGCTTATTTCTAATAATCTGTTGTCCAGTTTTTTAATATCAATTTTAAGATTCTCATTTTTGATATAACTTTCCGCTACATCCTTATCTTCAAGCAAAGATGGCAAAGATTTTTCAATATAAGATTTAAGAGTTTCAGTAATAATCTCTAAATCATCAATTTTAGATTCCAACTTTAAAAGTTTTTGACTTTCCGAACTTTGACGTAAAAGATCCCTGAAAAGACCTGCCCATTGTAACTTTAAGTATGTAGTTATTTCACTAACATTCTCGAAAGATGAAATTATAATGCCTGCTTTAATAGCATATATTTCTTCAATAAATTCAAATATTTTGATATTGTCAACAAAACTATATTTCGTCTGTGTTCCTTTGTTTAGTAAATAGGTTTGATATTCAGAAAAAACACTTCTGTCTACGAAAAGATATACCTGCTTTCCTTCTTTGTAAGCAGTGGTGATCTCTAATTGAGTAATTGAATGTTGATTATCTTTAGAGTTACTTCCAAATCTATTACCAATGATTCCCACTAATATATCAACTTCCTTTACTTCTTTATAACAATATTCTTCAAGATTTTCCTTCATTCCGTAAGGGATGTCTCCAGTCTCGTTACGCACAGGCTCATATCCCAATTCAGTTACAAATCTTTCAATATCAGTTCGTATATGTCTGAGGTCATAAAATGTTGAACTAATAAATACTCTTGGTTTTGCCATTTTAATTTTTTAATTATTATAAATTACTTGTTTTAAAAAAGGTAGAAAAATTGTTGCTAAGGCAAATAATCCCAACAATATGGGAAAAATGAAATCAAGAAAAACTACTGACATTGACACAAAATTATTCATTCTGTAGTTAGGTCTCAATTTATCTGGAATTAACTCTTCTTGGGTACGCGTAAGGTTTTGTGTGAAATTGTTAGTCTCATTTATAAATTTTAAATACTTTTGGTGTTTGTCCTTTAAGAAGTCATCACTATATCGGATAACAAGCGCTCCAATCTCAAATACAATCAAATATCCCACTATTTCAGGGATGATAGAAGCATCTTCAACTGGTATTTTAAACCCAAAAAATTCTATTGTTCCAGTAGAATTTTTCACCAACATTTTGAAACTTATTCCAATAAATGAACTTATCAGCAAAGTTTTCCTAATTTGTTTTGTATCGCTAAATTCAAAGTTATCTAACATTTTATGTTTTTGATTATCAGTTTTTCAAATTTAATAATTAATTCTCTTTCGCTACTATACTTCCATTAGATAAATAAAACGGTTGTACTTTTTCCGATATTATATTATTTACTTTGACAACCTTCTTATTTCATCAAGCTTTAAAGGAATTTCACTGTAATTTTTCACCCAAATTGTTTTTATGCCTAATGAAAGTAAATCTTTTTCTTCAAATGATTCAAACAAAGCGATTAGGGATTCCACTGTACTTTGCATATCAATGTCTTCAATATTTTCACTAATAACGTTATCTGTTTGGCTCATTAAAAATTCAAGCTTATCTTTTACAAAATCAGCATCTTGTTTCAATTTAAAACAATAATGAAATCCTTTACTTTCAGTTCTTTGCTGATTAGCAATATCTAACAATCTACGCGTATTAGGATCTGTTAATGATACACCTACAAATAAACAATTGTAGTCCCTAAATTTATTAATCTGGACAATATTATTCCAGCTATAAATGTCCATATATTGCTTGTGATAAAAATTTTCGCCAAATGTTATTAAATTATTCTCTGCTAAATCTCCTTTTTCTGGTAAGTATCCATGTACATGATAGATAGGTAGTTCACCCGCTTCTATATCCTCACTATTTCCAAATATTGCTTTAAAAGGTAGATCGATTGGTAATGCTTTAAGCCTTTCTTCCAGTATATCGTCGAAATTATAAGTTATGATACTATTAAGATTAGGACTTTTCCCAGGTGAAATACAAAAATTTATTATCTGATCCATAAGAGGAGACTGAACTTCTCTATCAATTTCTTTATATAATATGGATCTTACTTCTTCTTCAAAAAGCTTTTTTTGAGATTCGAAATGTTTCTGTAAATATCGTCCAGCAATCAAAGGACTCGGATTAAAAATTTTTGAAAATAGTGCAGATAAATTTGTTGAGGAATCATCCTTACTATTAATGGACATTACCATAAGTTTTTGTAGTAGTATTTCCCAATTTGGAAGTCCAAAACCCATTGAAACTCCCGCACCTAAAACAAGAACTAGTTTTTCATCTCTAAAATTATTTTTTAATGTTGACAAATAGTCTTCGCCACCACCATAAAATTTACCTCTTAAATTGGTAAGAATATGTTCTATTGATTTATTGAGATCTACAATATCACTTTTTTTAACAACTGTTTTGTAATAATTATTTAGATTATTGCTTGGCATGTAATTTCTAGAATATTCTGAATGTATAAGATCGCTAAAAAAATCTGATTCTTTTTTTTCTTTATCATTATTTAGATCAATTTTCTCTTGATTTCTTGGCATAGTTTTTTTTTCAAATATAGCGAAATCGTTAATTATCTGTTAAAAGAATTTTGCACTCAAATATTCACTAAAATGTTCCTAGCTTCCAATTATTTCAGGATCCGAAAAATTACTACTAGCTTTTTCCTGATAGATTTTCAACCATGGACGACGGCAAATTAAATACTTCAAAGCATCCGATAAATTTGTGGAATACATCGGCAGTTTTTCTTTCGGAAGTTTCTCTGAAGATTTATCCTTATGAATTTTTGTTACATTTTTTGCATTCTTTTTAATGACCTGTTTAGCAACATTCATGGATGAAATAAGCTGACGGCACTGATATTTATCAATCAATAAACCAGGAAGCTGACGATAGTTTCCGTTCATCAGAGCCTTCATAAAATTAAATTCAAGCTGCTGCTCAATATTCCCCTGATTTCTTGACATTAAATTTACAGTCCATCCGGTGGAAGTTCCGTCCGGCCATGTCTCCAGGAATTTCTTCATTTCGTTTGCCCAGTCACGTCCCACATCTTCGTAAGCATTCGCAGATCTGTCAAAGTAAAAATCGATGACTTTCTTTTTGTGATGGGCGAAAAACTTCAGAAAACGTTCACAAATCTTTTCCGTTTTTTGACTGAGTGAAAATAAATTCTTTAAAACTCTGATCGTAGTTCCCTGAGTCTGGCCGATAACCATTGAAATCATATTTCCAAAGTCGGCACCAATTTCCAAAGGCTTATCCGGAATACAATATTTTAAATCTGTAGAAAACGTTTCTGCCTGATCACCCGTTTTGTACCGGTAGTAATTTTCGCGGATAATTCCGTCTTCATAAATATGGCGGTTATCAAAAGCTACATAGAAACGTTTTCCGGCTTCGACCTGAGGCGCCTGAGATAATACTGCAGTATTGAATTCTATTTCTCCAAGAGCAGCCAGAGCAGTCTTAAAGAAGTCTAAACGAAGTACGTTGACATTGACAAATGATGAAGCTTTGTAAAAAAATGTAGAACCTTTTCTGAGTCGATGTTTCAGAACAGATAATTTTTTCATCTTATTCTGAAGAGTCGCCAGCAGTTTTTTGTTTCTTTTTCTTCCGGCTTTTATAGCGCTCGCCAAAGCCTTGTTAAGTTCAAGAGAAATTTGAAGCAGATATTTGATCTGCTTTTGATTCATTTCTTTTTGTTTGTCAAGAATCCAATCATATTCCCCAGGCATGATGATATTAGGGTGGTCAGTTGTAAACGTCACACCCAAATAATACGGAGATTTTCCAAAAACTGTAGGATCACCACGCAAAGCAGGGAATAATCTGTCAATTCTAGTTTTCTCAAGATATTTCGTTTCATCACCTGCCAAATGCTGGTAAGAGTTCCCCGCTCCGGAACTGGGAGTATCCATCGAAATATAATTAAAGAAATTTCCGGTAAAAGTCGATATCGTGTGTTTATACTCGAAAGGCTGTTTGTATGGTTTATCAAAATGATCAGGCGGAGCTTCGTCCACAACGTAATGAATCCCCTCAATCCATCCTTTACGGTTCCAACCCTCAATAATGGCAGGTACTACGTTTTTGAGAAGGTTTGTGTATGTATTTCCAACAAGAGCAATGTAGCTGTGAGGCATCTCATAGCAAATGTTCATCAATCTTTCGGATAAATAATCTGTAGTTTTACCGGTACCCCTTCCCAAGATCAGAAACAAGTTCTGAGGCTCCATAAGGTCGGTGATCATTTTTAACCAGGTTGAATACCTAACTTCTACATCATCGTACGCAGAAAGTGAATCAATTCGGACCGTCTGCCTGTTCATCATCAAAAATTTTAATTGGAATTAACATTGCTTCCTGCTTGATTCTGTCGATTGCTGCAGGAGATAATTCTTTCGTATTATCATCAATCCACATTTCGATATCCTTCAGGTCTTCATTTCCGATTTCAAACTGATCCATATCAGTTGTGTATACCTTAATCGGTTTATCAAATAGTGAGCGCGGTAGTTCTGGCGGATCTTCCTGATCAAGCTGACGGAATTTATAAGCTTTATCTGCGATTCTTGAAGCTTTTTCAAAATCGGATGCAGTTTCAGAAACAGCCCTAGCCATCTCATAATCCTGATCAATTTTATTTGCGTAAAAGTTTCTCCAGGCTTTTTTGGAAATAGTATCATCGGCATTGAAATATTCAAATGCCTCATTATATAAATCAACCGCTTTCATTCGACTGCCTTTGATCGATTCTTCAAAAGCAACCAAATGTTTTATAATAGAATCTTTGGATCCGTAAATATCAATACGGTTCATCATCTTGTAGATTTTCTCCAGCAGCTGTACGTATGCAATAAATTCAGCCGGAGCGGTATCGCTTTGGCCGGATTCAATCCATTTATATAAATCATTAAGATTATAATCAGTCAATCTCTTCGCCATACATAATTCTTTTTCTTAATCCTTCAAGCCTCTGAAAAGCCCTGATTTTCATTAATTGCTGATGAGCGGTAATATTACCGGACTTTGTGTTTTCAGCGAGTTTTATCCCGGCTTCTGCGTCCACAATCAAGATTCCGCGGTCATAATGGTACCGCACTATTGAATCCGGATTATTGTATTCTTTTCGGAGATCATTTTTAGGAACATCGAGATACATCGCAATTTTGTCGATGCCGTAACCGGCACCGGAAAGATTCTCAATTTCTTCCAACTGTTCGTCTGCAAGTCTGATGTGAGTAACTTTCATATCTCAAAAATTTGTCTTCTGAAGTTGTACACTTCTTCGTGATTGGTTAATATGTATTGCTCCAGCTGAGCGTTTTCACTCCAATTTCCGGAACCTTCCAAAACGAGATGAAAATCACCGGCTTTGATCAAGCATACTTTGCTGTGATTCCAGTAATACTTTACCTGAAAATTGGGATTGTGCTTAATTACAGCTTCTAAGAGATCAATTGTTACAGGATTTCTTTTGATCATCGAATCAGAAATTAATAAAGTAACCTTCCCGATTCTCCCATTTTGTTGCAGGTGCTGCAGTGACTCAATCACCCTTCGACTGATGGAATATGTACTCGCAAAAAGTTCATCAATAAACAGTCTTTTGCTTATCCAGGGAATGAAGGTAAACGCATTAAATGCTTTCTCTGTGTGAAGAAAAAAAACTTCACCCACGGAAGGCATCCGCACAAGTTCATCAACATTAGCAATCCTGTCTAAGTGATGATTTAGATATACAGGAAAAGAACCTGATCCGAATTCTTTCGGAGCAGGTTCTGATTCTTTTAATTGATTAACGCTAAAGAACTTGTTTGACTTCATCGTCTGATTTTGCATCTGCCAATTCATCCTTTATAGCTTCGATCTGCATCGACAATAAAGCATCAACAATAATCCAGACAAAACCAATTAAAATAGAAAGCCCCATGATAATTGCCTGTACAGGTGGATTCTTCGAAATGCCAATCTCATCCTTACAGACAAAGCACATTACAAAAAAAAGAAGTGCTAACAAAAAAGCAGCAGCGCGCTGTAAACGACATAATAACAGTGATGTTTTCATATATATAAAAATTTAAAAATTTGCGAAAAACGAGTTTTTATAAGTGCTATTTTTTTGCATCCAGATACTTCTTAACCAAATCCCTTTCTTTCTCTTTGGAAGCTACATCCAATTGAAGTTCTTCAGCTTTTTCCGAATCTTTATTTTCTTTGAGTTTTGTTTTTGCTTTTGAAACATAACTTTTGAAATTGGTATATCTTGCAGCCAAATCCCCTGGAGAAAGTTTAGCAATTTCCCTTTCTAATTTTAAGTCTGCGAAAATTTCGTGATCACCAAGGATCTCTCCGGTTTTAGCATAATGCTCAAGTTCTGCATGACATTCACGATTTAATTCGAAATCAGCTAAAACCAAACTAGCGACCTCGTAAATTTCTTCATTCGTAAGAATTGGATCTGCCAAAACAGCTACCTTTTCAAACAATTGTTCGTGGCCCGCTCTGTAACTTTCAAATGCTGTAATGGCATCACCAACCAAAATTTTAAATTCATTGGGACATTCTTTGGTACGCAGGAAAGGATACTGAGTATAAAGCTTCATTCCCTTTGCGACTTCTTCCGGAAGACCAGTGATAATCTTCATCACTTTTCTGTCTTTGTTTTCTTCAACAAAATGTTGAATTGATCTTTTGGTAAGAACAATTTCTTCTGTTTGTTCCGCTGCGGGTTCTGCAGTTTCTCTGAACTTTCGGATATCCTGATCTTTCATCTGAAAAGCCTTCATCAAATCATATTTCAGATTCTTCAGAGTGGTGTCAGAGTAACCACGGTTGTTGTAAGTTCTTACTAGATTCCTGCTTGACTGAGGAGAACTCATCAATAAAGCCAAACCCTGATTGTACTCTTCCTGAGGCGTAAGGCCTTCAGTTGTAAAATACTTTAATGCTTCTGTGCTCATATTTATTTTTCCACAAATTTTGGCAATTGCAGGCAGTTGCTTTGTTACATCAAAAAAGCCCGCTTAAAAGCGGGCTTTATTAACTATGCAATCTCAAAGAGATCATCATCAAAATCGTGTGACGCGTATACATCATCATCAACCAAAACCAAACGTTCATTAACTACCTCCCAGAGACTTCCGGATTCAATTAAAATTCCTTCATCTGATTTAATATCTTCTATATTTCGGTAATATGTATCCATGTTATTGTTGGAACTATCCATCTTTAAATTTTTTAAGTAATTGGGGATTTCTACAAAGTATTCTTAGAATTTTTCTGCTGGCGACATGAAATTCATATCTGAGCAGTTTTTCTTCAGGTGAAAGATCACCAGCCTGCAAATTGGCATCTTCAAAAACATGAAAGATCATATCTTCCAATTCTTCCGGAGAATTTCCAATTATTAACTTCTGTAAAGTTGTTACTACTTCCTTTTCCGACTCAGCAGTCTGTTGTTCTTGCGTTTTCATTTAAGTCTAATTTTTGTGAGTAATAAGAACGTACAAGTTTTATATATGCCAAAGTAAAATTGCGCTGAATTGCGTAATGTTCATGGCCATTTGATAAAACAACAGACAGTCTTACATCTCCTTTTTTTAGAACTTTGTACCGGAAAGATGAGAGTTTGTTTTTGCGAAAGAACTCGCAAGGTGTATCTAATTTTTTTGATTTCTCTGTGAAACCATTGAAAGCCTGTGCGCTGGCAAGACGGAAAATATCCATATTCGATGGAGTATCTTCTAAATTGATTGTACTTAGCATGACAAATATTTAAAAGTTTATGTCCAAAAAAGAATGCCCCCGATAAGGGGCTGCTAAGTTATCATAAGAATGATACAGACCTTTCGGTCTCCCCAAATCGAGAGCAATTTATAAAGAATAAATTCTATCGGAACAAAAAAAAGGATTTCTCCTATGATAACTTAGCATTGCAAATATACACGTTTTTTGGTAAGCGCAAAAAAAACCTGCAGTAATTTTGCAGGTTTTTAAATATTCAACTTATAAAAAGTCGTTTTTCAATTAGAAATCAGCTTTCGCCTCTTCCATTTTTTCTGTAAATTCTTCGATTCCTTTGATGATGGTATTATATTTCTCTTCGCTTATCTGAAGTTTACCTTTCGAATAATTTCGCAGGTTGGAAGGATCCATTCCGATGTGCCGCGCCAAATCTGAAAGATTGATAAAATATAGTTTCTCAAAAATTGAAACAAGTTTTGCTCTGTAATCCATTTTATAAGTTTTTAATATAAAATATCTGTAATTAGCTACGAATATTTTTTAAAGTCATACGCACTTAGAAGTTTTCTAAAATCAGAAGATGCAGAGTCGCTTACATTGTTACGTAAATAATTTTCAGCATCACTTATTTCTATATTGTCATTCATTAAATTCCAAAACATGCTACTAACTTTATGCGTATGAGCAATATTTTCATCTTTCATTATATCTTCAATTGAGAAATTTATTTTTTTTGCTGATTCGATAACTTTTTCAACAAAGGATTTCAAATTTTTATCTTGTTGAAGTTTCAGCGATTCAATAGAGCTTAAGTTTGGATTTATTGTTTCAAAACCAAAAATTGGGAAATATTGATTAGATTGAATGTTGTAATGATCAATACATTCTAATATTTGTGAATTAGCTTCATCAATTATCTCGAAGTACTTTGAAAGTAACTCTTTTGCAGTATGATAATAATATTTGATAGTCTTGGTAGATCCAATTGCGAGAACCTTATCACTATTATTTAAATCATCCAAATCTTCGGTTATACTTACTTTGATATCGCCTCCTGAAAAAATTTCTTTCACAATATTTTGTACTTTTCGAATATCTAACGCACTAACTGGTAAAACTAGATTGGAAATCGCCTCATAAATACGAATAAAATTATCTGTCCTTATTTTATTAATTTGAATTGTAAGGTTATTTTGTAGAACTATATCATGTTCAACAACATCTACATCTTGAATATCTTCTCCATATTCTACCAACAGAAAATTTCTTTTGATTTGTCTCGCTTCTTCAGAATTTGGTTCAACATAAGAAAATATAGTCTTGAGAATTTTTTTCACATTTTCATCTCCAACACCATATCCTATAAAAATTATTGGGTTATGAATAAAAAGAGATAACAATTGCGCTCGTATTAGCTCATATCTTTTCTCAAAACCATCATAATCAGATTCTGTAATAATAATTTTATCAGGATTATCATAACATCCGTGAATTTTGTAGACCGATCCGTATGGATTGCTGAGCAAAATATTATTTCCAATAAGTTTTTGAAATTCAAATATAGACTCAATCAAACCATCATAATTTGTTGTAACGATTGAGCCAATATTTTTTCTGATTTTTTTTAAAATTTTTAATTCATTTTCTTTTTCTTCGCGGAATTCTAAAGTTGAGAATATTTGTGATATATAGATTTTAAATCTGCTCAAACTTATTCCTTCTTCCATCTTTTGATAAAAAACGTCATTTATGTGTTTAAAATTACCATTCCGGTCATCCTTCAAACTGTTATTGAAATCTCTTTCAATTTCCGTCGCAATTTTTGTATAATCAAAAGAACCGTTAAATTCAAATCGAGATTTTACGTCAAGATAATACTCTGTATTCCCAACAAAATCAAAACATATCTTTTTCAATAAACCGTCCCACGTGAACGAGTTTTTTAAATATCTCAAACTAACTCCGGTTCCAATAAATAAAACAGGATGGTTTTTATAATGCTGTATAAAATCTTCGATAATCATATTGTTTTTATCTTAAGCAACTTCGAAAAGTTAGCCAGGTTACTATTTTAACAAATATACAAAAACTTACTTATTTTCAGGTAACAAATCATTAACTTTTGCCAATTCTCTATATTGATTTTTAACTTCTTCAGTAAATCCAAAAGACAAAGTCCGGATGATAAATCTTTTGTGTGTGTAAATTGGTTTATTATGAATAGGAAAGTTCTTTTTCCGGATCTTACCAGCTTTAAGTTTGCGAGTGTTGGGATTGTATCCGGATTTTGCACGCCTGGTCTTCATATCGACAAACCTGAAAGGAGCGATCTGAGAATAAGTCATCGTATCGTCAGTCACTTCCATGCTTCTCTTATTCCACTTAGGATTTGTAAATCCTTTCATGGCACGCTTAGAATCCTGCATGATTCCTTTTGCCTGTTCCTGAAGCGTTCGCCGGATGAACAATCCTTCAATTATTCCTATTTCACTATTTCTTCTGTCGAGTATGCTCATTCTTGGAGAATTTTTAAATTTCTTGGAGAATTGAATTCAAACTTATTCAGTTAATATATCCATACTCCAGCCGTTCAGGTCTGCTTTATGTTTTGCGGGATCTATTTCCATTGAAGTCACACCCAAACCATTTAAAAGTGGATAGCAGCCATCTTCAATTTTCTCGAGAAGAAAATCCCGTACTTTTTCCATCACAATCAGTGTGCGATCCAGAAGCGCAATATATTCATCACCGGTCATGCCTGAATAGTCGCATTTCTCCATTACAAAGAGTGAAAATGTAGGAATCATCTGAAAAGCTGAAATAGTTCCTTTGTGACCATAAGAGGGAATCGCCCCAATCAAAATCATGTTATGCTCAGTTCCGATATCGCCGACAAACTTCGTGATATCTGCATCATCAGAAACAACCTGAATCTTTTTAATTTCCGGAATATCTGACTTTATTTCTGCTAAAAATTCTTTAAGCTCTAGAGGTCTCATTATTTTTGTTTCTTTCTTTTTCGTCCAGTTCTTTTTTCTTCAGTTCGTACAGACGAACCAAAACACGCCACATATTGGTTTCTTCAACCCCCTTGTAAGGTCCGAAAACCTGACTTTCTGCCAACTCAGATAAAACGGATCTCATTCCGGTACCAGGAATCTGACTTGCAAACTTCTCATCTGACTGATAAACAATAGTAAGATCAACATCATTTCCCATTACACTGATTTCACCACCTAAAACATAAGTCTGCATCGATGAGAAAAAAAGATAAAACCCATACAAATGACGGATATCTACAAAGCGGAAAACTCCTTTAGCCTTTTTCTTAGCATTTTTGTAGCTGTATTTTTCATTTTTACGCAAATAAAATATAGAAAACATGATCCGCAAGGCCATCAAATCACCTGTATTTGTATAATAAATATATTCTTCCAAGCCATCCAGGTACTGACCAAAAGTAACGTCATTAAAGCCATCTTCAGGACCGTAATACTTATGGAACATTCTATAAGAGCGCAAATGATTTTTCGTATAATCAAGTTTGATATCGCTAAACATTCCGTCTTCATCTTTGTTGAAAAAATCATCCAGGTAACAAGAGATCCGATAAACGTTCTCCATCATTTCCGGAGTTTCTTTTTTGGACTGTTTCAAACCCATTAGAGGATAAACTGCCAGAGCTCTCATATCCTGATAACGGATCTCTTTTTCTTTTGTCATCCAAATCAACTTACACAAATCAGCGTACTGCTTTTCATTGCATTCCGAAAGATTCTCCGGAATGTAAAAGTGTTTTCTTTTTTGAGGAATTTCTATCGTGATCATGTACTTACAAATTTATCGTCTTCATCAAAATCCAAATCCGGAAGCCTGAAAGTATCTGAAGGAATAACGACACGAAAAGCCGTCATTTCACTTTCTATTTTCCTCAAATATCTCTCACAGTCTTTTTCAAAAACCAAAGCGAGTTCTGCAGGGATGAAAGTGTTTTTTGCGCTTGTCTTAGAATTTTTTGCTGAATCTGTATTTCTTACAATCGATTTTGGAAACATCTGAAAATCTAAATGTCTCAAACCCCATTCAATCGAATAATATACTGCAGCTTTCTGACTGTAGTTATACAAAAGTTTTTTATCCTTCAGTTCTGCCCGATCTTCATAGAGCTCCTTTCCTATTCTCGGATATAATTCCATTTCTTCAAACTCCCTGATACCAGGAAGAAGATTGAGATACAAGAAATAAGAATCACTAATTCCATAATGCCTTTCAAAATCTGATAAGCCGGACACGATCAGATCTGAATGATTAAACTTCTCCAGCTCTATGATCAAATTATTTTTAACCATATACTTTAGAAGAAGATTCATATGTTTATAATAAAACCTCTCAAGAGACTCATCATGATTAGCAATTTGCCATTCGAACGCTCCGACTTCATATTCATCACGCCTCATGGTTCTTCCTTTATTAGTCATTGCTACATCACCTGTAGGCGCGTAAGTCATGTAAGCTTTAAAAGCAACGGCGAATCTCACGAGTTCGTAAAATCGTTCTTTATCTGCAGGAATAACATCGACCGTAATTGAATTATAATTTTGGATTCCGATGATATCAAGAATTTCATCCGTAGCGATTTCAATTGAAGGACGCATTTTTACCCAGGAAAGATCTGCATCAACAATTCCTATTACTTTTTTTATATCCGGAGAAAAACCCTCTTCTTTAAATAGTAGTTTCATTATCTAGGTGCATTTAAATTACGTTCAGACTTAGACATATCTTCCTGCCTTTTGTTCTCTTCGTGGTACAATCCCATCTTTAATTTTTTAGCTGGAAAATTAGCTTTAAGGGCTGCGTTCATACATTCCATAATAACCATTTCCGGCATGTCAATTCCCACCTGCTGATAATTGTTCAAAGCATAATATTGTTCAGAACCACTATTACTTCCGGACTCTGAAATATTTGCAATCGCATTATGAACTCCGACACCTGTAGCAGTAGATTTATCTGCTTTATTCGCTATAGTGATCTGAGCACTTACAGTATCCTGCATTTTCTGATCAATTACGGTAATCTTCCAACCCATCTCAATAACATTCACACCTTCTACGACAAGAACCTGTTCAGAATGCCAAAATTTCCCAGCATTTTCGATGCTAGAAAGAACGGTCTCAATTTGTTTAAGCATTTTTTTCTTAAAGGTCTTAAACATAGATTCTTTGTAGTCAACATTCTTAAAAGTACATTCGTCTTGAATATCCTTTTTCTTCTGGTCCCAATATTCCTTAGGTGATGTAATATGATATTTAATATTGATTGAGTTTTTACTTAATGCAGCCAAGAATTTTGGAACATTCGTTGACTGGATAATCCAAGGGATTGAACCTAAAATATGGGGAATACTGAAGAATGAAGAAGCAAACGTGTAAAGGTTTGAATACTTCATACTCAGTGGATACTTAAAAGGATTAAACTTTTCAAAAAAAGGAAACACATCACTGATCTCCGGTTCATCCTGTCGGGGCAAAAGTATATGAGTGGGAGTGTGTTTTTTTCCTACTACCAGTGGTTCCCGATCAAAGGATACATGCTCCAATTGCTTAATCATTGGCTTTTTACCGATACGCCACCCTCTGTTCTGAACTATTTTTGTATAGCAGCTCTCAATATGTGAAAAATCAGTCGCACATCGTGCAATATAGTCTTCATAGTCCCAAGTATCCAGCCATGCCTGAACTTCAGGATCATTCTTATATTCACGAACAAGAACTCCAGCGTCAAACTTTTCTTCGTACAGTTTTGGTCCTTTTCCCCAATTCATCCCGGTCTTCTTATTCAAAATACCTGGAGCGATAGAATTGGAATACACAATATTTCTGATGACAAGCGGCAGCTTATTATTTTCACCGTACGGAAACACCTTCCAATCTCCATAAACGGTCATAAACGGAGAAGAAGAAAATGAATCCATCGGAAAGTAAGATTCATTCTGCTGCTTTCTCGGATCAATTACTTCAAATGTAAAGGCACTATTCCCGCCGACGATGGCATCATCCCCTAAAAACTCTATCATGGCTGATTTTTATATTATTAAATGACATTAAAAGCGGCAACCAAAAATGTTTTTTTTCGCCAGTGTCCGTGTTTTCGTAGGCAATCAAATTATTAGCATGTTTTGATTTGCTTTTCGGAAGACCTTTGCTTAAAACAGCATTTTCCACAGTCACCAATCCGCTGGAAGTTCTCCGGCTTGTATCGCAACTGATAAAACTGAATGTAAACGGAAAGTTATCTGCAGAAAGTTTCCGCATTGCTCTTATCGCTTCATAAACATTTATTTGTTCCATGAAGCAAAAATATTCTGAAGACAGACGCTTTATTGTTACATCAAAAAAGCCGCATTAAAAAAATGCGGCTTCCTAACTATAAAAATATTAAAATGAAAACTTACTTTCTCGAAGCTTCAACCAGATAGGTCTTTTCTGCTTTTACAACACGTAGATTAATTACTGAATCCTTCAGGGCAATCCAATTGATTGCTTCCTTCAGTAATACAGGAAAAGTTCCGGTCGGAGTATTTTTAAGAACCATAGGAGCATCACCACCGCCACCGATTAAAGTAACAATCTGATCATGATCAAAATTAGAAGCTAGGAAAGATACATCTGCAGTAACAGCAGTAGTTGCTAATTGATAAACCGGACCGTCAGCCTTAGCCAAAGTAACATCTTTACCAACAACATTTTTAGGCTCAGCAAAAGAAACATCACCGCTGTAAAACTTAATGAAATCTCTGTTGATCTGCTCCTGGTCAAAAGTCAATGTATTGATGTTTCCATCTTTATCGTCTTTTCCTGATACCGTAAGCACCATTGGATGACAGTCAGACCCCATCACTTTCATTTCCTCTTCACCACCACAACCACCGTAGATGATCACAAAGCCTTCACCCATGAACTTTTTAATAAAAGAAATAGCTTCTTTCGTAGTTCCAGGGTGTTCACCTACATATTTGTTCATTGCGCCTCTACCGTCCGGATTTCCAGAAGATTCAAAAGAAGCTGCCTGCGTAGGAGCCGTCATATAAATTCTGAAGAAATTGGTACCAGGCTTAAAAACGAAATTACCGATCAGAGTAACGCCATCTTCAGCAACACTTGGCCAAGAAACAATATCATCTACCAATGCAGCAATAGAATTGGCTTTCTTTGGAGTGGGCGTACCCGCATTATTTCTTGATTTTTTTAAATCTTGTCTCATAGTAAAAATACGATTGACCTATACATCGTGAGGTTTTTGGTTATTATTTCTACCCTCTTTCAACTTCGTTCCACTTACCATCTAAGAAGATCAATTCAATCCACTTAGAGTGACTATCCATCACGTAGTTTGAATCAACCTTAACGGTTGCCGCATTTTTCACAGTCAAAGCAGAACCAGCAGCAGCACCCCCAAAAATTCTGATTGTATTTCCTTCAGAACCACCTTTGATTTCTGCAAGATCAGCAGCAGCTGCACCCATATAGATGAACTTATCAGAATCTGTGTAATCAATTGTTGTATCTGAGAATTCAATTTGATCAGAAACCGTTTCCGGCGCAGTAGTTCTGGAAAGTTCTTTCCATTTATCACCAACTTTGATCAAACTTAAAGTACCTCCGGTCTTTAAATCAAAGTCTGAAGTAAGAAGCAATTCAGCATTTTTCTTCACCAAAGTATTTCCTACCATCGAAATATTTCCTCTGATAAATAAATACTTCCCAACATTCCCTTTAATCGAAACGATATTGGTTACAAAATCCGGAGTCGGAGAAATTCTGTTGTGATTTGCATTGACAACACCACTTGAGAAATCAAAAACAGGAATGAAGAAATTCTTATCAAACAATGGTTCTGTGTTTGACCACACCGCCTGAAGTTCATACTTCAAAGGATTATCATCACCAGTAACCAATCCGATGTGATTTACACCAATTCCCAACTTGTAGTCAGCAAAAGCATAAACATCACGTAAGAATCTTTCAAAAGTTAATTTTGATTTTTCTTCAGGTTTAAACTCCAACGGCTTCACATTGTCTTTGAACGTGATAAACATGAATTTTGAACCTTCCATCTGAAGAACCGGTACAAATTCGATATTCGGATAATCACGCGGATTTTTTACCAATCCTTCGTAATCGTTATTACCACCATAGATTTCACGGTCTCTCGTCTGATATTTTCTGATCCAGTAAGGAGCTATATCCAACTGTAAGTCCATGTTTCTGATATCCGGAGGTAAAGCCTGAATAGCTTTATCGATGTAATCACAAACGTTTTGCTCAGTCAATTCACCAAGATAATACGGTCTGTATTTTTTAGTGATATCTCTAGCATCAAATAACTGCTTGAAAACCCCGTTGTTTCTGATCAGGTAAGTAACAGGCTTATCATAATCAGCTGGCTTTTCTGAAAACACACCTCTCACCAAAACATCAGCATCTTCAGATCTTGCTTTCTCAAGATATTTAACGATCAAGAACTCAATGAAGCTCATTTTATAAGCCTGAGAACCCTCTCTGTTAAACTGGTGCATCCATGAAGTTTCCAAAGCCTGAAGCTTCCAGTAATTAAACTGCAGATCGATCTGAGTTGGACGAACTTCCATTACTTCCGGATGAATAGTAACACCACCTTTTGCAACCCAAACGGCCTTTCTTGGCTGAGTAACTTCTTCCACTGAAATAGTAGCAGACACCAATCTGTCAGCAACACCAAAAATTGTGTGTTGTTTCCAAAGCTCAGGAAGATTATACTTCTTTTCAAAAAGCGTTTCAAACTTTGTCGGATACTCAGCAACGAAGCCTTTGATATCTTCATTCAAAGTGTTGATCACTAAATCACTCTTGAAATCTGTCTGAGGTGCAGACATCCCGGCAACTGCTCTGGCGTTCCAAGGACGATCCATTGCAAAGACAGCGCCCTGCATTCCCATTAAGAAACCGGCAATCGCTACAATTCTACCCGCACCAAAATTTGGTTTAACAGCATTCACGCTTTCAACTATTGTTTCAGGAGCATCAGCTAACTGAGCAATTACTTGCTGGCTATTTGCCAATTCCTGAGTTAATGTTTGAACCTGAGCCGTAGCAGCATTCGCCTGCTGAGTACTTGTCTCCAATTGACCTTGAACTTCTCGAAGCTGGGTTTGCGCATCTGCAACCCCTGCAAGTTCCAAATTTGCCTGCTCGACCAGTGTCGTAGCTTCAGCAGCCCCTAGAAGACCGTCAATTTTTGTTTTTAATTCGTCAGAAAGATCAACTTTGTTATCTTTCTGTGGTACTGATGCAAGACCTAACAATCCTGCCAACATGGTTAAAAATTTCATATTTATTTAGACTTTAATTTTTGTATTTCTGATTTGGCTAAAACCCAATTGTATGCATCGTTGATGTTTCCAACGGAGTCAGCCAACTTGAACTGAATAGCTTCATCAGCATAGTAAGTGGCACCTTTCAGCTGTTCGATTTTTACCCCTGGTCTTAACTGCATTACTGAACTTTGGAATCTTTGCGCAAGCGGTTGAAGTTTTTTCTCCAGTGCTGAATAATCTCCGGCTAAAGCATCAATGTAATCCTGATTCTTTTCTGAAGATTCAGCAGGACGAACTATGATAATTTCATTGGTAGATTTTTCCCAGGAATATTGGGCGCCTACAGAACCAACTTCTGCAGTAAGATCATTAGAAAGCATATTGTACTGACCTAAAAGAACTGCAGCCCAATAATGCGCAGAAAGCGCCTTGTCAATTAAATTAATTCGGGGTTTAGTTAATTTTGGGGCAATATCCTGGAACAAAGGAATAGCATCACCGTTACCGCCATAGCCATCGATGTGAAAAATAGAACCAATACAGTCAGGATCATTTTGAGCGGCTAAAGCTGCAGCACAAATCTTATCAGCTCCATTAACACACATCCCTGAATATTTAGTCATTGTTCCAACCATTGGAATATAAGCGACCTTATTAATCAGCTTTGTTTCTCCGGTAGATTCTTCAAAAACTCTTTCACCCAAAAAAGATGAAAGATCTGCGGCTTCTTCATTAATCTTACCACCTGCAAGAACAGTATTTACCATTGTCTGTAACTGACCAGGTGAATCTATTTTGAACAGCCAAGTTCCTCCAGTGATTTCCGATAGTATTTTCATATCGCAAAACTACCGTAGAGGCTAAAAAAAGTTTGTTACACTAAAAAGTCTGGAATTTTAGAAATAAAAAAAGGCACCTGTCTGTTCAGGCGCCTCGGTCAATTTTAAAAACAATGATGCAATGATACTACAACATTTCGTCTTGAATGTCCTTGAAGATCTTGTACTCTTCATTGGTGAAAATTATAATCTTTCCGTTGATAATAAAACGGACTTCGTTTTTCTCAGGATTCTGAATCGCCACATTCCGAACTTCTTTACCCTGATTGTCGGTTGTTATTTTCTGTGTTAATGTCATAATGTAAATTTACAAAGACGTTTTTACAAAAAATTACGGTTATCCATAATTTGGTAAAGTTTCCAAAAACTTTCCAGGAATTTTCCAAAGTTTATTAATTTTGAAAAATGAAATTTAAAGCAATTATATCTGAAACTGTACTTCCGGAATCACACTTAATCGTTATAAAATTCGATGGTGATACCCGAAACAAAAAGTTTCATGTAGAATGTTCATTCAATCCCTACCAAAAAGGAATGAGAATCTTTGATACCTGGGAACTTGTTTTGAAACTTGACAGTGAAGAAGTCGTTACTGATGGATTTGTAAAATACGAGACTATCTTAACGTGTGACAAAGCAACGCCTGTTGGATAAAGTTATAATAAATGAAATTTATTTAAATCCATGTATCACCAAGTCTCTTGTATAAGTAGCGACATCTAAATGAGTTAAAGTTTCTTCCTTCATTTTCATCAAAATTAGATTAATAATTTCTTCCTTATTACCTTCCTCTTCAGTGTTATATGATCCATCAAAAATGCGTATAATTTCCTGCATTAATCTTTCCTTCTCTTCTTTATTGTTTTTTTCGATGGTTGAGACATACGCCATGAGAAATTCTGTAAGATGTTTATTATTCATTTTCCAATCTTTGTAACTCATAATGTAAAAATTAATTATTTTTTTTAAGCAATGTTTTAAATTTTAAAGCAGGCTTTTCTACAAACTTCCAAGATAAAGAGGCTAAAAGAAACGTAATTACGAAACTAATAATTGTCAAAAGAATCCAATTTAGATTAAAGTAATGCATCAAAGTTTGCTGAATAATAAAACCGTAAATGTAAATCCCATACGATAAATCTCCAATCTTTGAGCCAATCAAATTTATATATTTCGTAGAATCCCTACCAAATGATATTACCAATACAGCAATGAGTGGAAAAAAGAATCTAAAAATATTAAAGTACACCGAAGCTAGTAAGATTAAAAATATAATGGAATAAGTAATTTTTTTGATATTATTTTTGTAATAATACATAATCATTCCGGCAATGAAAAAAGTACCAAACTCAAAAAACTTTGATGAATCCAAATATAAACGTGATAGAAAGTGGAATGAAATTTTTAAATTATACAGAGAATAAAAAAGAGCAAACAAAGCAAAAGTCAAAATTTCCTGTATTCTCAAATTTTTTCTGAAATAATATAAAGAAGCGATCATTGCATAGCAAGTAAATTCATACCCGAGAGTCCATAAACTTCCATTAATAACTCCAGTGTACGGATTTTCAACAAATAAATTTTCTATACTGAATTGTGAACCATATAAAATAGATCTGCTTTTGAAATAGCTCCAAAAGGAATTTGTTTTTATCAAAGTGTGATCAATTAACAGCACCAGTAAGAAAGTAAAAACCAGCATAACAATTAATCCTGGATAGAGCCTGATTAATCTCTTCGAAAAATAATCTAGTAAATTTTTTGATCTGTTTAAACTTCCAAGAATCAAATATCCACTGATAGCAAAGAAAGAACCGACTGAAATAGTACCTATAGACAATTGCTCACCTGACCAAAAAAAGGTGGGATCATTCAGTAATTTACCTGACAGTGGAAAAGCATGATGAATAATTACCAAACTAGCAAAAAGCAATCTTAAAAAATCAAAATTATTAATCTTATTGATGTGAGCATTCATGCAACGAAAATACAATATTTAGTTATTTTTTTTGCTCTTATTTTATAAAAAAACCCCAACTCGTGGGGCCCAAAAAAAATGTTACTCAGTAATTAAATTAGAATTTAGAATTATGCTTCTTAAGATCATCCATTCGATTAGTCCATCCCTTGAGGAATCTTTTCTGTGATGGATTATTCTTCACGATATCATTCAGAAATTTATATCGCCTTTCATAAAGCCTTTCCAAAAAACCTTCCGTAGCATTATTCAAAGCTTCAATAGTTTTAGGACCCACTACGCCGTCGGATGTAACTCCTAAAAGTTCCTGAGGTTTTTTAATTCCGTGAACACCAGAACCCCAAACCCAATCAACCAAAGTATTGGCAATCGCCTGATCTTTGATCTTATCAGCTTTCCAACGGTCCCAATAGTTTTTTTTCATTATTGAAATTGCATCAGCTTCTGTTATCAATTTCAAATCTGCGACATCAATATCGCCATCACCGTCTTTATCGTAGCCTTGTGATTTCCAAACCGCAATCGTTACTCCTTTGTTAGTTGCCCCACCTCTATCAAGCGGATCATTTACAAAACCTCCTTCCCATTTTAGAATGAAAGGTGCTAATAATTGAATTTTTGCCATTTTATTTTTTTCTATAATTTTTAAAGTAAATGAATAAGCCACCAATAACTAAAGCAACACCTCCGAGAAAAGCAAAAACAATCCAGCCTCCCGCTTGAAATCCTTTAGAAGTAATATCATTGGTTTTTGTACTTACAGCTGATGCAACGTCTTTGATTGTTTCTTTTGAAACTGCAGTTTTGGCGAGATCCTGAATGAAGTTTGTAGATTCCTCCTTTTTGCTTTCTTCCGTTTTTTCTGCGCCTTTTTTATAATGGTTGCTGATGGTGAACTCTGCTTTACCTTTTATGAAAATACTTTGTAAAGTATCTTTTCCAATTACGTTATGATATACTAACGGATTTAAAGAATCTGCTTTGCCTTTAATAACAATTTCACCAGAGAAATCTTCAACCTGTTTTTTGACAACCTGATCTGTAATTTTTTTAGTCTCATCCTTTCGGATAATTTCTTTTACAGAATCAAGTTTTACACGTTCTATTTCAGTTTTACCTTCTTTCAGTATTGAAATGGTTTTATGCTTTGTCCTACAACCCAATATTAAACTACTCAGCAGTATTAGAATCAATATCTTTTTCATCTGTAATATTTTTTAGGTTTAGTTCATTAATATCTAAGGTCTTATTGAATTTTTCAAACTTCTTTAGAAATGCCAACGGCGGGAATTTTCCGTTTGTAATAATTCCAATATTCACGAAGGCATTTCCGGCAGGATAAACGAAAATCATAATCTTCGTTGCTACCTTAAAATAAATACTGTCAAGATCTGCATCGGCAATGATCTGGATAAAAGCTTCAGTTAAAAAGTAAACCAAAATCACCAATCCAATTTTTTGACAAAAACCGATGATCATTTTTTTAGGAGAAAATGTATTGAATTTCATATGCTTCCAAACTCCTGCGCACAAATCTGCCATGATAGCCAATCCTAGAAAGAATATGAAAACATAACTTTCAAGATACCATCCTGTGATTCTCTCTGAAATAGTCATTCCGACAGCTGGAACTAAAGCCAATTGAAAAGAAGACCACATCTTGCCACCTACACCACTAGAGTGGATAGCAAGAAGATTTTTTATAATAAACTGCTTAATCATGGGTTTGTTATTAATTCAGCCACTGAGTATCTAACCACTCAATTCTATTTTTTAAAAATAATTTGATATGCTCAAGTGTTGGTTCGCCATTTGCAAAAAGACTGCTCCATTTTTTTGAATCTGCCTCATATACGCTGCGAGGAATATTTTTAGCAATATTATCAAAGTAGTTTCCTAAAAATTCAGAAGCTAAAAATCCACTTTTTCTCAGTTCTGTATATCGTGTTTTTATTTCGGCTGAAAAATGAGATCTGAAAGAATCCCAAATATCTCCAGTTAAAAATCCAGTTCTAGTTATTTGCATCTCCCAAGCTGGTAAATGCCAAAATCCTATTGTAAAATCCATATCATATGGACATAAAGACCATTGATTACCATTCCAAGTAAGAGCGTTCACGTTGTTACCAATAGAATCATGATGAAAAAAAACTTCACAGAATATTTTATAATCAATCCAATTTTTTATTACAATATAATCAGCTGCATTAGCTCTGGCGGTTCCTGCATTATTTTTAAAGTCAATTGTCCAATTGAAAAACCTATTGATATAAGCTAAAACCGTTGCATCCGGAACTGGTCCCATGTCTACATATCCAGTCATTTTAGGAGACTTGATTTCCCACTTAGAAGAAACAAAACCTGTCGTGAAAAATGCTTCATAATCTCCATTATCCAAAAATATATGCTCTTTTACAGCATTATTTAATGCGTAATTTTCTCTAGTTTTTTTCAGTCTTAAAGTATAGAGACCTAGAAAAGATCCATTGAGATAAACTTCAGTTGGAAAACCATCAGGGTGATATTTAGCATCACCTATATACTTTGCATTCTCTGCTGTCGGCTTTAAAACAAAAGGAATATTATTAACTTTTGATACTGGGTAGCTGTTCTTAGAAATCATATCTCTCCAGATTCTTCCCATACCGATATCTCGTGTATGAGTTCTGTCACTTTGATAAGCCTTTAAATGTAGGGAGTCAGATGCAACAAGATCACCAAATTTTACAGCAACTTTTTCGTCTTGGAAGTTGATGATATCAAACGTGTAACCTTTTTTTGGATATGCAGCACTCCCACTTCCTTGTATTGATAATTTAACTTTTGCGGTAACTTTCTTTTCATTGTTAATTAAGAAATCAAATTCAAGTGTAGTAGACTGTCTTGCAGACGACATATCAGTTGGTAAAGTTCCTCTTAAATCTATTCTTCCAAATTTGGGCTTTTCTAGTCTGATAAATTTTTCATTTACCAGCTTCACCCCGCTTGTAGAAATATTTTCACTTTCGACAAAATTTCTATCGTAGATCTTCAATGAAAAGGGTTCTGACTTTTTATAAGAATAATGTATAAAGCCATCTTCTGGTATTAATACACCTAAATCCGTATACTGAATATCGGTTGAGTAAAATAATTTACTTAGCAACTTTCCATCATAACCAAATAATCCAACACCATTATTACCAAAATATCCAGTAACAAGTAAAGTGTCTCCTTTTCTAACAGGATACAAGCTTGACACTAAATAATCCGGATGTCCGGTATAGTTATTATAATGTGATGTTCCTATTACAGCATTTTTAATATCGTAATATCCGTCGTAAACACCAGAAGAATTTAAGATTTTGACAGCGCCATTTTTCAGCGTTCCGTCCTTCAGATCAATATAATCTTTTACGGAGAAATGCTCATCAACATTTTGTCTATTCAATAAAAATAGATCAACAACAGCACTGGCTTTACTTTGATTAAAATGTATTATTCCATCTTTTAAGATGTCGATTTCAACTGCGTAGTAATCTGTAGAAATATCACTCGTCATATGGCTTCCATCACTATTTAAAATAATGTAGGCAGGATGTCCACTCAATCTATTCCCTCTGAAATTAATAGCGTCTCCTTTTTTTACTGCTATGGACTTATTCAGCGCGCTTATAGACGAAATTTTATCCCCTTCAGTTGAGATATAGAAATCATCTTCTTTAATCAAATCAGCAGTCCCAAAATTTACATTTTCAACTGTTAATACAGTTTTGAATTTCTTGTCAAGATATGAAAGACCCTCAATGAATTTCTTTACTGAATCATCTCCAGACAAACCCGTTTCATCGTATAAGCTTTTTACCGATGGATTTGGATAATTTATTATTAAAAAATTTACAATAACTTCATCAAAATCACTGACATTAATAACCAAATCTGTCACTACTTCTCCAGTCGCTACTAGGATAGATTCGTAAACATTTCCCTTTCTCCCTAAAACTGCTACATATGGAGCTGTTGGGCTTCCAACTAATAGTCCCGAAATTTTGATTTCAGTCTCCGCGGTAAATTTATAGGCTCTGGTAGTTAGATTGCTCGTGAATACACCATTCTGATCATAATAACCAACTTCAAAATTATTTATCACTGTCTCAACACCTTCAACGAATGATTTTAATGCAATTCTCGAAACCTTATCACCACGAACAATATTTCGCCAAATGATAGATGTGTCGTTAGGAACATCAGTGATATTTGCCGTTTTACCTACTTGTAGTTCCCATATAGAACCTTCATGTACTCGCTGAATAGGTTCTAAAGCTGTATATGTTAATGGAAATGATGAACTTAAGAAAGAGGGAATAAACTGCAGTGCAGCAGGTATGTCCAACTCCAACTCCTTCCACTCAACTCCATCATACGATAAAATTCCTTGTTTATCAATGGTATGACCTCCAGCATTCGGATAAGTTCCCGCACCGGCCCAAAACCATTTTGCATCACCTGTTTGAATCACCGGAACATCTGCAGGTTTTAAAACTCCGGCGTGATCCGACTGCTTATTGATGATCATCCATGTCCCGTTTTTGCGGTTAATATTAATGGATCCATCAGGAAGAATAAACATTCCCTGATTTCCGTTGAGCTCTGATATTGCCGGCAGTTGATTAACTGTCACTGGAACTAAATAGTTTGTCATAAAATAAAAATTACCATTGGTTATTAATTGGGAAATAATCTGCTTTTATAAATTTATCACCGAGCATAATGGCCCATAGATCAATTTCTTCATCATTTAAATTGGTACCATCTCTTCTGGCATAAGCGCCATCAAATTCCACATCAGGATCATCAATCGCTGATTCATCAACGACGATAGTTCCATTATAAAAAAGAATAGGATCTCTGTCTGCGAACGTCTGCTCAAATGTGAGCTCGTAACCTTTGGCAGATTCATCATCATTGAAGTCTCCAGTGAAGTAAAGCGGATTATCTATGCTACCGTAGATTCGGTGGAACTGTTTGTCGTAAGAATTCATTACGATAACAAAACCCTGATTGATGTTGTTTTTTACAAACTGATGAATTTCCAGATCATCACCAGGATAATTACCGGTAACTTTCTTTTTGAAACCTCTGGAATCAACTTCACCTTCAGATTTTATATTTCGTTTCTGAGTGCTTGGAGTAAGATAAAGGATGTGAAATCTTCTACCGTTTTTCAAATGAATATCACCATTACAAAGAATTCCTTTTGCGTCTACCGGTGGTAACGAAATAATATCTTCCTTGTAAAGTAAGTAAAGCTCTCCTTTTGGAGTCGGAAGCCCCGCACTACCCTTTGGTTTGCGTGCGTTCAATCTGAAATTAGACATTCAATTTTTTTTACAAAAGTCGAATTCAGAGGGCAAAACTTATGTTACACCAAAAAAGCCGTAATTTAATTTGTTGTTATTTTGGAAGAGCGACAGCACTCCATTATTTGTATATCGGTAATACAAGATTCTCATTTGGTTCTGCGAATATCCGTACTCATAAAGATCATACATATCGCAGAACTCATTGATTGCTTTCTTAATTTTGCTTTTGTAGATATTGCCTTTACAATATCCTTTCACGAAGAAGCAAAAATAAGTTCTGAAGTATGAATCAATGAACTTATAGAAACACTCCAGATCTTCAAATGATAAATCAACCGAGAACTCTGCAGAGTTATAAAAATTTATTATTTCGGTTGAAAATACTTTTTTCTTTCCTTCAGCATTCGCATAGATCGTTAAGCAAAATTCTCTTATTTCCTTATCGCCTTTCATCCGGGCATACAAAAACTGACCGAGAACACTTTTCGGTTCTATTAGAATCTGTTTATATTCGCCACCATCTTTTAGCAGCGAAATACCATCACATTCCCTAAGAATGAAGGGTATTAAATAGCCCGGAAGTTCAATAGGGCGAAGCCTAACCATTCTATAAAACATCTAATGTGCTCAATGAAAATTTAATTTGTGTACGATCTGAAGACGAATTGAGATCCGGAACCATTTTAAGATTGTTGAAATAGTCATTTCGATACAGAACGATTTTCCTTCCGTTATCAGCTACAGCTACGACAGCTTTTGTTTTATTCAGTACTGCGATATCTTCTGATTCAGTTTGACCAGGTTCGGAATAAACGATCTCATTTAAATAATAAAATCCGGAGATGCTATTCTTCCGGTCCCAAGTGTAGAAACACGTTCCAGGAGTAAAATATTTGGGTTCTAAATTTTGGGCTTTAAATATAATTTCTTCATCCTGAATCCCATCATATAATTCTGATGCCGGAACAAGATATAACTTACTGATATATAATCTCTCAGACTTCATTTATTAGTTTTCAGCAAAGATACTATTTATATCATTTGGTATAATAAATAACTATTAAAAAAGCTTAAATCGGGATATTTTTTTGTAAGTCTGTAATATTGTAATAAGTAATTGATTAACAGTTAATTCGACTTTTGAAATAGTTGTAATACCCCATTTTTGGGTTTGTAAGGATTTTGTAATACTCCTTTCTATTACATTTATTTTGTAATACTTTAAAATTTATTACAAAAAGTAAAACATACTGTAAGGCTTACAAATTCGAGGTTTTTGGTTCTTAATTACAATATTACAAAATTTAAACTATTTTTAGGGGGTGAAAGGGGTAGAGGGAAACGGCAGCCGGCGCCTTCCTAGCGTGAAGCTTCGACCGATGACAATTGAAATCCCTGAGAATCGCACAAAAAATCCCACCAATATAATTGGCGGGATTCTCATTTTTAGAAAGTAACTAGCTGATTTTGCAGTAATGACGTAATAATTCAACTAATAAATAAACTTTAGTAACCGGACATGATCCACTGGGTGGGTTACCAGATGCCGTATGATGATTATCTAAATTTTTAGCCCAATTAATTGCTCTTACAACATCACCTTTTTCATTTAAAAATTTGATAACTTTTGGATCATTTTTTTGATATCTAAAACCAAGCCTTCGTGATAGAATTTTTATGTAATCATCTCTATGAATAGCTGTTTGCAAATTATCAAAATGCAAAACATACCATAGCTCAAATGATTGATTTGAATAAGCGCATTTTATTTCTTCTGCAGTAGCTGCATTTATTGCATTATCGAAATTTGCAGGTGGAAAGTCGTCCTTATCGAAAACAGCCCAAATTTCATTAAAGTTTGGTAATATTGGATCATTGATTCTTTCATTTTTTAATTCAGTAGCTCTATTAACTATATTCATTGTATTATCACCTTCTCCTACAACATGAATTGTTTTCACTAAATGTCTAGGTAATAAATTCTTATAGTAATCGAAATATAGAGGTTCAGTCTTTTCGCCCTCACATACAATAAGAAAATACTGCAATTCTTGACGAGAGTCTACTTCCACTGGTTTAGTTACCGAAGATGCTTTTAGTTCTGCAACTAAATCAGCAAATGATAATTCACTATTCTTTTTCTTCGCCATTGCTAAAAACGCTTTCTAAATCATCAATAAAAGGAATTCCGCCATATTTGCCATCTAAATAATTTTTGTCAAATGGTGTCTCTTTTCTTGGCTTGAACTCGGCCAAGGTAGTAACATTTGTAGCGCCAAAAATATCTTTATCTACAAAATATATTTGATCTCTTCGCAAAATATCTCTACTAATTAATGAAGTATCATGACTAGCAACAATTAATTGAGCTTTAGTTTTGATTTTATCAGAATTAAACAATTTTATAATAGCTTTTGATAATAACGAATGTAATCTTGCATCAAATTCATCAATAATTATCGGTCTTCCTTCTTTAATGGCTACTATTAAGAGACCTACAAGTCTAAAATATTTTTTTGTTCCTTCCGATTCTGCACTCATAAAAGAAAAGTTTTCAATGCCACTTTTCTTATCATTATCATAAACATCATGAGCTGATAATATTGCTACAGGTTTCCTTTTTTCAAATTGTATTTTGAATCTTTCCCTCATCTCTTCAGGAATTTTATCCTTAATTTCATCAAAGGTTATCGGAGCATCAAGAATATCAACATGGTTTATTCCTAGGTCTGCTTTTTTAATGAACGCCTGAATAATTTCAACATACTTATTGTCCTTCATCAAATCGATTGTCATATCACGATAATCCCCGTCATTGATACCATGCACATTAAATATTTTACCAATATATTGATCAATCTTTTGTGCTTTCGAAACGTTCCATTGCGATGCTACGGAAAGAAATAAAGCGTTTTTACGTGTCCTTTTTTGTAATCCTTCTGCATCCTCAAAATATTTATTATCAATTTTAATCTCTTGATTTATTCTTATAAATAACAACTTTTCAGTTGTAGAACCTTCAAATAGCCACTCTTTATGAACTTTATTAGTATCAGTCTCAAAACCATATCTAAAGGTAGTAGTACCAACAATAAAAGTTAATTCAAATAGTGATGGTTTTTTTGCAGTTTGCTTAGATAATTTGAATGATTGGAGATCCATTCTATCATCAACAGCCCTTTTCAAAGTGGATTCAAGTATAAATTCTTGAAAAAAATTGAAAGCGTCTAAAATCTTTGATTTTCCGCTAGCATTAGGACCATAGAGCAATATTGTTTTTAAAATTTGTCTCGAACCATTTTCAATTACATTACTTTCCCTATGTTCTGTCAGAGAAGTAGCGTTAAAATTTAGGATTATAGGATCTTTTATAGATTTGTAATTTCCTACTTTAAAAGATATTATCATACTTATGTAGATTATCCGCATACTTACGGAATTATCATACAAAAGTACAACTAAATTAACGCATAAAAAACATTTTCCCGCATAACGGCAAATCTTTTATAATTAAAATTAAAAAATTTCAGTAATATTAATACTAAATTTTCTTACTGAAGCTTGATGATTAATCATTATTTCTTACTTAAGAATTAAACTTGTTACTTTTAAATATAACCTTAACATAAACTAAAAAAGCTTTGTCTAACTTACTAGATCAAACTATTCTTTATTTATTCACTATTACCAGTTAAGAGAACCATATCGTATATAGAGTTTTTTGCAACATACAAACTTCTGTAACCATTTTACTAGTAGTATAGATGCCATTCATTTGTTCTTCAATACCTATAAGTATAGTTTAAAAGCGGTAAAATGACATACTGTAGTCGTTATATTGTTCATACTAATCATCTTTTTTGTAATAGTGCGATATTTTTTTTTGATAACTCCTATTTTATTACAGCTTTACAACTTTACAGAAGTAGAACTTCATTTTTTTATAACTTCCATTTCGTTGATGAACACATAATTGTCTTTTGGAGGTGCTAGAACCTCAATTCTTCCGTCCATCTTTTCAAAATCTTCTAAGTCGTTAAAACTATCAGGTACCATTTTGAAAAGATTAAAAGCCTGCATTTCGTTAAGCTTTTCACCTTCATACAAGTATCCGAGCTTCCTTGCTCCACGATAGAAAACCACAACCACTTCACCCGATTTTATCATTCGGATTCCAACCACATCAAGGTTTATGAGTGAACAGTTAAAACTTAGATATCCGTGGGCTTTTCTGATATCAGATTTATACGGTGCCCATTGTGCATATTTTGACCTCATTACTCCACATCAAAAGGGTTATCACTATTATTTTTTTTATTAATCTCTGTTGCTTCCCCCACTCCAAATGGACCAAAGTTTTCAGTAGAGATATGAAGCATTTCCGTTGCTACTCCATTATAAGATCTCACAATTCGACCGTCAGAAGTATTCAGTTTATCAATTCTATTCAAGAACCAGCCTTTTAGTTCGCAAAACTGCTTCACTTTATATTTAAATGCCGTTGAAGAAGTGTTTTTCACTGAAGGATTGTATGCTATAAGAGAATTGTAAGCTTCTTTCTTATCAAAATCAACATTGAGACGCATTTCAGTAAAATATTCTTCAGCCCATTCCAAGAATACTTTCCCGATTTCGCTCATTAGATTTCGCTTCTTAATATTTCCTTGAGGCGCTCCGATCTTTTCCGGGAAAGCAAGGTGCAGCTGGAGGCATTGCATGCAGTAGTTGAAAAAAAGATTCCACTGCTCATCATCCCACTCGGTAAAGAACATTTTTTTGAAATCATCTTTTGGTTCCCTTTTTTCCCAATGTTCACTGGTCCCGTGGTACCAATCTGAAAAAGCTACAAACAATAATCTCTCTACAGTTGACGGATCTAAACCTATCGGGGCATAATTTGTGGTGATACAAAACTTTGGCGACTCGTGAAAAGGAATTAAAAAAGGAGTTTGATTTTTTGGATTGACATTCAGATCTCCGGTGATATCAGTATACAATTGGTTAAATTGAAATTTTTTATCTGCATCATCAAAAAGTATGTAATCAGTTTGCTCAGTAACACCATCATAAAGAAATTCGTTTTCCAAAAGGTTTTTTTTACGCGCTCCCATATATTTGGAATTCATAAATAAACGGATTGCTTTGTTTGACATCAGCGACTTTCCTGTTCTACCGTGAGATTCACTGTCATCTACCACCTCGTTATCCATTACGTATAAACACGGAGACATTGAAGGGTTTTTGTACCGGTGCAAAGCATAGCCTAAAGCCCAACTCTTATTTAAAAAATGCAGTTCCTGTTCGTAAACCTGATCGTCATCTAAGCCGCCATCAGAACCTTCAGTTTTATATTTATCGAGAATAAAGTTATTTTCCGATAAATAATCCTGAATTTTATGAGCCGGTAAATGTTTTACTTCTTCCTTCCAGTGTACCCGGCTTCCATTAATCATATAATTCATGAAGTCACAATCTTTCCGGAGAATGGTTAGATCCCAGTTCCCGTTCTCATCTTTTTTCACTTCGAAAAAAGGTTTTCCTTTTTGCAACTTACCGTCACTGTCAATATGATTTCCTAAAGGTTTTATAGTGCGGGTATTAAGAGTATATCGAGTCTGCTTCTTTACAAGCTGATTCAGAATATCTTTTTCCATTACATAGCGGCTGTATCCTTTCGTGATTTCTTCAATTCCATTTGCAGAAACTTTCCAAATGAATTTATCAAAGAAAAAATACTGGCTTTTTGCGGTGTAATCTGTAAAATCAAAATCTTTAACCTCAAGATTAACAAGTTTTTTATCCGAGACAGCCTCAGAACCGATCAGCATATTCAGTAAATCATCCGGGAAATATTTCAATCCTTTTTCACGTTGCTTTTCGTCGAGGAAACTATTGAAGAAATCTTTAATCTCTTGAGCAGAAACCTCCTTTAAAATATGTTTATCCTGTTTTACGAAGTAGTAACCATCTTTATGGTTTTCATCCTTAATTCGGTAGAATCCATTCAGCTTTAAAAAATTGAATGCATTCTTATAATTTACCTTGTAGTCAGTTGTATTACGGCTTTTGTTATAACTTGTTGTCCAGAATTTCCCTGGTCTTGCAAGTTCCAGGAATCGTTCAACTTTTTTCTTTAGATCTAACTGTGATTTATCATCATAGCTGCTATTAATTTTCATGAAATCAGTAAAGTCCTTCAGGGGATTTCCACGAAAATCTTTACGTTTTGTTATTTCTTCCGGAAGCCATGCCGTTTTTACGTCCATATGCTCTAAAGCAATTTTCTTTCCCGCCTCAATTCCGGTTGGATCTAGATCCGGAACATTAATAACTTCATGGGCATGCTTAAAAAGTAATCCTATTTCACTTTCTGAAATATCTGCAGTTTCAGAATTAAACCAAACTACAGCGTCAGCACCTCCTGTGGAAGCCATGTTTATTGAATCCCGATCTCCGGAACAAATAATAACTTTTCTAACCTTTTCTATAACCTTATCAACACCGATAGTATAACCATCATCATCTTTTACATCTTCCTCTTTCTCAGTTTTACTTTTTAAAATATCTAATCCGAAAATATGTTGCTTTGGTTTTTTACCGAGGTATGAGAATCTATATTTTTTGTCTGAAGCTTTGGGCTGGTAAATTTTCATCCATTCTTTCGAAGGATCTGCCGGTTCAACGACTACATCTTTTTCTTTGCCTTTGATTGATAGCTTAGGCTTCCTTTTGTCAGAAATAATAAAAGCTAAAACCGGATAGGTTTCTGAGCTGGTGACAGTCCAGACATCGCAGAACTCTTTTTGCGTATTCTCAGATTTCTTCAACCAAGAATAAGACTGCAGAGAATACAAACTATATTTTTTGCAAAGTTCCGGAGTAACCAATGGCCCCAAAATCTCCAGTTCATATTCAGTAAAATCTTTAATGGTGTATGCAAAGCCATCATCATTAAGGTCAGCACCGGTATATTCATGATACTTGCAAGATGAGATATTCTTTACTGCAGTTTTGTTTTTATCAATAATTCCAAGCTGCTCACCCAGATCAAGCAGTGATTCGAAATAGGTCTTCCCGGTGAAATGTGAATAAATATGAATACCGTGTTTTGATTTCGAAAAGAAACCACCACTATCACCCCAATCACGAATAAAATAAACGCCCCCATTTCTCGAAGCATTGGCACTTTCGGTACCTTCTTTTCTGATTTTAAAATGTTTGTTAATATTAGCTTCCGGAAGAAACCTTTCGATTAAATCCCAGCCACCGTTCGTAGCTTCAAATATCTGTTCCTGGTTAATTGGAAATGATGACATGCGTAACTCTAGTTATTAGTTATTTTTTTAATCTAAATCTGCGGAAGTAATTCCGTCAAAAGCGTTGAGATAAATACCTAAAGTCAGCACCAATGGGTGACTTTCAACATTACCGCTTTGTAGTTCTTTGAATGATAAATTTTTGAAGTCATCAAATGACTTACCCGGATTAGAATTTTTAAAAGACTTAAAATCTTCTATGATGTTTGCCTTCCAGTTCTCCAACCTTTCTTTGTAAAATTCAGTTTCAGATTCCTGAGCATAAAACTCCTGAGTCTGCTGTTTTATTTTTTCTATTGCTTGATCTGTCATGATTCTATTTTACCAATGAGTTTTAATAATTTTCTTAGAGCTGAAAAATAGTCTCAGCTTAGTTATCAGGCTTTGTGACTTCATATTCAGATTTAATTTCATAGATATAAAATGAAACGACATCGACTCCAGAGATATGAACATCACAGCTTTTAAAACCCTTATACCAACTTGGGTTCTTAGGTGTACATCTTTTATTTTCTTGGTTTAAAAAATGAATGTGCTGCAGAACATTTTCTTTAAACAATGCAAGATCTTTCGCATCAATCAAAAGACGATCGTTCGATTGTAAAAATTCTAAAACTGCCTTCTCAAGCTTATTCTTAGCTTGATAACTCATACTGAATAATGTGAAGTATTTTTTCATTTCATGGTAATTTTAGAGGAATTCAAACTCAACTACTTTACTTGTAGTGGCAGCACAAGCGCTACATAAATTTTTTCCAAACCAGTAGCATGGTTTTCCTGTCTTTTCAATGCATTTTCGGCAATCATAATCAGTACATCCACAACTCCTACAAGTTTGAGATTCCATTCTTTTGACATAATGCGCACTTTGAATTAAAGTGTCTATTTCTTTAAGTTCCAAAGGCGAGCAATTATTTAAAAATTGCTCAGGACTTAAATCAATTGTGAGAATCTTACTAATATTTGGCATCGTTAAAAATTTTTAGATAGTCAATCAAATCCTTATATGTACAGGTATTCGTATTAAACACTGCAAACCTTCTAGTAAACCAACTTTCTTTAGGTAAATTTTTAAACTCTCCACTATATTCAATAATTAGCGTTGGGCTTATATAGAAAACTTCTTGCATTTGAGCGTTAACTTTAATATTCTCAGTGAATGGTAAAAATTCTTCCGGATGTGTATTTAGATTAAGATCTTCAAACCACAAAAATTTTGGACGAAAATCACCTAAAGTCCAAAGAAAATTATCTTCTGACAGTTTTAAACCCTTCCCATTAATTTTTTCAACATGCTTTATTCTTGGTTGAAGAAGAGTATTTATAAATACTGATTTCCCAGAAACTTCATTTCCGTGTATTATTAAATGTTTTTTCATTTTGATAATTTTTAATTTTAAAAGAAAACCCGACCGACCAGCGGTCGGGTAAAACTAATAACCATGAAAAAGCACTTTTGAACATCTGCGCTGATTGTGCATTAAACCTGCTTTGAGAAATAAATTTCAACACGAAAAATTATTCAAGGAAAAACACACTTTCGGAAGTGCTTTATATTTTATAAACTCCTGTAAATTCTATCAAGAGTATCATTCATCGCATCACGTATTGACATCGGAATTGTAAAAAGACCAAAGTCAAAATACATCCTTAATTTTCTCGAGAGCGCGAAGAGTTCATCTTCGGTTTGCATTGCTTGGATCTGCTTTATTGTTCCCGCTTCATCCAATCTTACTATGACTTTTTTTGTTACCATAACGATTTTATAAAACCCCGCCGAAACGGGGCAGGTTAAAAAATTAGATCAAGCCCAAAATAAACGCTACGCTGGCCAGCTCTTGTTTTGTTGATATTTTTAATGAATTGTAAAGTCTAGTTCTATAGACCTCGAATGAGCCTAAAGGAATTTCTAATTCTTCAGCAATCACAGTATTTTTTTTTGAGGAGATTAAAAGACTGATCGCCTTTTCATCGAAAGAATCCAACGAATGTCCGTTGTATTCTAAATTTTTGCAAACCTTGCCAAAACCTTTACAGTTATTTTTCAGTGGGCAATCAAAAGAATCAGGAGCGAAAACACCATTTTTAACATCTGGTGTAAAATTTAAACCACCAAACCGGCACTCAGCCAATTTTCTCTTTTGTTGTTCCCGGGATGAAGACCATCCTTCGAGAATTAATCTTGTTTCATTTTCAGAATCAATAATCTGATCTAAAAATTTTGTTTCTTCCGGTGGAAGCTGTTCGTAATCTAATACCCTGCCACCCTTGATAGCCATTAGCCTATCTTCTTCTTTAATGTAGAAGAGTTCTAAGGAGCCGTCACGCATCCCTGGATACAACCTAGTTGAAGTCATTTGTTAATTATTTATTTAATATTGATTTACTTTCTTCAGCAACCTTTTGAAGCGCCGCAATTATTCTGAGATCTCCGGACTTTCGAGACTTAACTGCCCTAATCACTTCTGCCGTGGTATCCGGTACAAGCTTCAGAACCTTTGCAACGTATCCTCTTTTCGGTAGATAATCCTCGATGAATTCAAACGACTCAGCTATATTGGAATCAATTTTTTTTACCTTGTTAGTTTTCATTACTTTTGTGACGCTTCGTTAATTAATGTGACAAAGTTACATATTATATCAAATGATACAATAGGTAACTTGAATATTTTTATATAAAACTTGTAACTATATGACTATCAGTGAAAAAATTTATCATTACATGAGAATTAATGATATTACAGCCAAAGATTTTGCTGAAAAACTAGGGATTAGTAGAGCAACCTTTCAGGCAATGTTGGGTGAAAGAAACAGATTCTCTCAAGATTTCTTTGAAGGATTAAATCAACATTGTCCGGAGATAGATTTAAACGCTCTAATTGATAAAAATGTAGGAGCAGAATTTCTGCAAGAAAAAAGTCCGAAAACATCGGATTCAGAACGAATAAAAGAGTTGGAAAAAACTCTTCAGGAAATAAAAAAATTGATTTCAAAAACCAAAATTTGACACAAATTCGTCAAAATAAAATTATAACAAACTGATAAACAACATTTATATGAACCCTGTCGAGGTCACAAGACCGACATTTGAAGTTTTTTCACTTCTTTGTCGGTTTTTTTTATTCCCTAACTCTTTGTTAATCAAGGCGATATTACCAGCAAGACTGTTGATTTTTGTGGTTTGAAAATACTCACCGTCGAAAGTTAACTTTTCAGGATATATCAAACCAACAATTGCGCGCTTGTCAATTGTACTTGCGTTATTATATCTTTCAGAGATGTTGACAATGGCATTTAATGCTTGAGTCATCTTCTTCTCAATATCATCAGTATGACCAGAATTTTTTAATGAATTTAATTTAAAGTTGATATCTTCAATTTCCACTTTATACTTCATTTTAATTCTCTTAAAATCTTCTTCATCCAATTTATCTTCAAGATACATATCTCTTGCTTTGTCAATTCTTCCTTCAATAGCATTAAGTTTATTTTGCAAAACCTTTCTCTCATCATTTAGACCATTTGAAACTATTGAAAAGTTCTGTTCTAAAATTGTTTTCAATATTTTCTCAGCACCGATGCTGAATCTAAATTTTGATAATTCTTCGACAAAAAGATCATTAACTATTTCAGAATTATGCCTGAAACCACATGAGGTTGTACAATGGTAATAATAGTAATGCTTGCTTCTTCCCTTAGCACTACTGGCAGTAAGAGTTTTATTGCATTGTGGGCATAATAGTAATCCCCTCAAAGGATAACGTTCTTCATTTATTATCCTTCCTGCTGGTAAGAAAGCATCCTTATTACTTTTACGATGAAGAACCCTTTGAACTTTCATGAAAAGTTCTTCAGAGATCAGTGCTTCATGTTTTCCTTCAACAATTTTTTCCTCCTCATCGTTATATGCCTTTAGAAATAATTTTCCGCAGTACGCTATATTTCTCAAACCATCCATAAATGAATTTTTCGTCAGCTTTCTGCCTTCTCTCCTGTTCATTTCTTTTAAAATAACTGCTGTAGGTAGATGTCCTTTCGCCACCTGCTTAAAGGCCCATATCATGTTTGTTGCTTCAGGTTCTTTAACCGCTACATACTTACGGCCGTCCTGTGTACATCTGTTAATATAGCCATATGGAGCGATACCCATCATTCTACCCTCTTTAATCGCTCTTCTCATCCCATACGTCACATTCAATGCCCTCCTGTCATTTTCCACCTCAGGCGTGGATAAATATATTGCTAACAAAAGTTTATTTTCGGGTACACGTAAATCTAACGGTTGTTCAATAGCCTGAGGTGTAATACACAATTTATTAAGGTTGGATATCATCTGATAAGCCTCACTGGTATTACGGCTAAATCGATCCCATTTTGTGAAAAATAAGAATTTGTTTTGTCTAGAACCTCTTCCTTTTCTAATACTAAAAAGGTATTTTTTCCATTCAGGCCTCTCAAAAGTTTTGGCAGAATGATCTTCATAAATAATTTTGTCAATCGTTATGTTCAGAGAAGAACAATGTTTGCGTAAACGCTCTTCCTGATCACGTTGTGAATACCCTTTATCTGCTTGTTCGTCAGTTGACACGCGAATATATAAATCAGCAACTTTCAT